CTCATGCGATATGCGCTCGATTCCATCTACTGGGGACATTCGCTCATCGAATTGGGCGACCTTTGCACTGACGGCGACGGCTGCATCTGTTATTCGGATGTGAAGCTTATTCCGCGTAAGCATGTCATTCCTGAATATGGGCGTGTCATAACCGACCTCGGACAGGACTGGACTACAGGTATAGACTACCGCCAGCCGCCTTTTTCGGACTGGCTCATTGAGGCCGGCAGACCTGACGACCTCGGGCTGTATCTCAAGGCAGCTTCACAGACTATCCCCAAAAAGAATATGCTGGCTTTTTGGGATACCTTCGGGGAAATATTCGGAATGCCCATGCGTATAGCACGCACCACCTCGCGCGACCAGAAAGAAATCGACCGCCTTGACAAGATGCTGCGTGAAGCCGGAACCGCTCTCTCCATGGTGGCAGGAATGGAAACCGAAATCGAATTTGTGGAAAGCGGCAAGGGAGATGCATTCAATGTCTATGACAAGCGCATCGATCGGGCCAATTCCGAACTGTCAAAGCTTATCATCGGACAAACGATGACCATTGAGGACGGAAGCAGCCTCTCACAGTCTGAAACGCACCTTGAAGTGTTCCAGAACCTCGTGGAAAGTGACTGCGACATGCTGCGGGATATAGTGAACAACCAACTCATTCCGCGCATGGTTCGTCACGGTTTTCCTGTCAAGGGACTGCGTTTTGATTGGGACTACTCCATTGACTACACTCCCGAACAGCAGAAAGCCTACGAAGAAATGGTACTGCAGCACTACAAGGTGAAGCCACAGTACTTTGAGGAAAAATACGGCATTCCGTGCGAGGAGAAGGAACCGAAGGAAGAGCCGGACCCGGCAGATCCGAAAAAGAAGAAAGACGACAAACAGGCTGGAACGCTATCCCGTTTTTTCGACTGAGCCCCGAGGATTATTCGGGGCTGCATCTACGCTACAGTTCATTGCTTGGCAATCATACCCTCCAACTCTCAAAAGAGGACGAGGCAAAATTGATGCGTGACAAGCTTACAGAGATGTTCGACCGCATGATGAAAGCCCTGTTCCGGGAGCAGGGGGCAAACCTTGAAATCAACATACTGGCTTCAGAAGAGGCGCAGGACTTTATAGAGACGCACGCCTCCGTCCTGGACTCTTCATTCCGGCAGGTGGAGATGTCCGAGGCCATGCGAGGGCGCCTGCAGAGGTCGGATTATATATTCTCAGGCCTAAAGACGTTCCATGAACTGAACGAAGCCTTCCCCTCCCTGCTGGATGAGAACGGCAATCGAAAAACGTTCGAACGCTTTTTGAACGATGTCCGGAAGATAGACGAAACCTATAATCGGGGCTACCTCCGGGCAGAGTACAACTTTGTGCAGGCTTCGGCGACTATGGCCGCCAAGTGGGAACGGTTCGCAGAAGACGGGGACCGCTACAACCTCCAGTACCGGACGGCCGGGGATGGCAAGGTTCGCCCGGAACATGCCGAACTGCATGGGGTAACACGACCTATGGCAGACCCCTTTTGGGAAGAGTATTTCCCGCCAAATGGATGGAACTGCAGGTGCACCGTAGTCCAGGTACGAAAATCCAAATATCCGGAAACGCCCTACGATGAGGCAATGGCATTGGGCGAGTCAGCCCTTCAAAGGGACACCAAAGGCATCTTCCGGTTCAACCCGGGAAAAGAACAGAAGACCATGCCGGATTACAACCCATACACCATCAAAAGGTGCAGGGATTGTGATATGGCCAAAGGGAAACTTAAACTGGCCTTCGTTCCGGACAACGAGCTGTGCGCCGCCTGCAAAATACTGCAAAAATGCGCCGGAGACCGGGAAAAGTCCGCACGAGCTATCGAACGTATCCATTATCTGCATGAAATGGAGCCTCTACTTCAAAAGAAAGTGGAAAAGAACATAAATGGCAAGGACTTGAATATCGGCTTTACCAAAGAGGGCAACAAGCACTTGTTCTCCGACACATTCGGACGGACACGCATCGTTTCCAAGGAGGACTTGAAGAACCTGGATTCACACCTTGAACGTGCCGAATATGTGGATGATTCCGCATTGACTCACCCAAGGACGGACAATGTGGAACACTTCTTCTACTTCAAAGTTAAAATCAATGGAAAATGGGTAAGGCTTAATGTTGCCAAAGAAGTAACAAGAAGGGATAACGGTTATATCCGCATAAAATACTTTTTATACTCAGTAAATGATATAATAGTAGAATAAAAAAAAACAAAAGCACCAAGGGCGACACTTTGGACTAAAACGCCTGCTCGTCATTCCCTCAATGCTTCTGTGTTTGCAAATATACAAAACATTTTTTAATCCAATTGCTTATGAACAAGATTCTTTCATTTTTGAAACAAAGTAACCGCTACAAACACCTGGTAGGCGGTTTTATCGTGGGGCTGCCAGCCCTGACACCGTACGCGGCCTTATACGCAGCCGCCATCGCAGCCTCCTCGCTGGAGCTCAAAGACAAGCTCCGGGGCGGTCGTTGGGACTGGACGGACTGGACACTCACCGTGACCGGAGGAGCAATCGCCGCATTGATTTTCCTCGTTATCTAACAAGGGGACTGGCTTTTATCCGTACCTTTGCACCCCGGTGGAGCTTCCTGATAGTCCGTGTGGTCTATCGCGGGTACAACAATGCGAATGCGAATGGCGGCGTGTCGAATGCGAATGCGAATAACGATGCATCGAACTCGAACACGAATGTCGGCTCCCGTCTGGAAATCTAACAATCGGCGTACAACACCGGGGACGTGTCCCCTACCGTGGTGCCGAGGGAAGCAAGCCACAGCAAAAGCGCACAGGTGCGGAAAGCTGAAAAATCACGCGTCGGGTGGAGTTTGGTAGGCTCAAGTCAGCTCGAAGAAGTCAGACCCGGGGAAAGGAAGGCCCTTATCTTCCGTTTGTAAAACAATCAAAAAAAACAATGCTATAATGCACAGGCAAGGATATATAGTGGAAGAGATTGCCGATTATTCCAATATGGCGGAATCGTTCAACCAGGTCCTCCGTGGCTCCAAACGAAAAAAAAGCCGCCAGGGACGTTACCTGCTTGCGCACAGGGAAGAGGTGCTTCAGGAACTTACCGGAAAAATCAAGACGGGTACATTCACCGTCAAGGATTACCGGGAGAGGGAAATCGTGGAGGGTGGAAAAATGCGACGTATCCAGATACTCACCATGAAGGACCGCATCGCCGTCCACGCAATCATGGCCGTAGTGGACAGGCACCTGAAGAAACGGTTCATCCGTACCACCTCAGCCAGCATCAAGAACCGCGGCATGCACGACCTCATGGAGTACATACGCCGCGACATGAAAGAAGACCCGGAAGGAACACGCTACTGCTACAAATTCGACATCTCCAAGTTCTATGAGAGCGTGGGGCAGGATTTCGTAATGTATTGTGTCCGGAGGGTATTCAAGGACAAGAAACTCATCGCCATGCTTGACAACTTCGTAAGGCTCATGCCGCAAGGAATCAGCATCGGGCTGAGGTCGTCGCAAGGGTTGGGCAACCTGCTCCTGTCTGTTTTTTTAGACCATTATTTGAAGGACAAGTACGGCGTCCGCCATTTCTACCGCTATTGCGATGACGGCGTGGTACTCGGTGACGCGAAATCAGAATTGTGGAAGATTCGTGATGCCGTCCACTTCCAGGTCACACAAATCGGGCTTACCGTAAAGCCTGATGAACGTGTATTCCCGGTGGACGAGGGCATAGACTTCTTGGGATATGTCATATACCCCGACCATGTGCGCCTACGCAAGCGCATCAAACAGAAGTTCGCCCGAAAAATGCACGAGGTCAAATCGAGGAAAAGAAGGCGTGAACTGGTCGCTTCCTTCTATGGGATGGCCAAGCACGCCGACTGCAATATGTTGTTTAATAAATTAACAGGCAAAAAAATGAGATCATTTAAAGACTTGAACGTTTCCTACAAGCCGGAAGACGGCAAGAAACGTTTTCCCGGCTCCGTGGTAAGCATCCGGGAATTAGTGAACTTACCCATCATCGTGAAGGACTTCGAGACCGGCATCCGCACCGAACAGGGCGAAGACCGCTGTATCGTAGCCATCGAGATGAATGGCGAGGCCAAGAAGTTCTTCACCAACTCGGAAGAGATGAAGAACATCCTCGCGCAAGTGAGTGAAATGCCGGACGGATTTCCGTTTGAGACCATCATCCGGACGGAAACTTTCGGCAAAGGTAGAACCAAGTATGTATTCAGCTGATGAAAAAAGTGGAAGGAAACACCGGGGTACGGTTGCTTGAATGCATAAACCCCATTAAAAACAAATGGCGTGTCCGATGGGACGTGCAGCCGGGAGAGAACGGATCGGCCACCTACATGGAAGAGGAGTTCGACCATCGACCCACCGAAGACGAGATACGCTCCACGGTCATAACATGGCACAACCGGGAAACTGACAAGGATATCCTATCAGGTTTCACCTACGAGAATGTCCCGGTATGGTTGTCAAGCGAGAACCAGTTCAACTACAAGGCAGCCTACGACCTTGCCGTGCAAACAGCAGGGGCGACTCTTCCGGTCGTGTTCAAATTCGGGACGGACACCGAACCGGTCTATCGCGAGTTTGCTACACTGGAAGACCTGACAGACTTCTATACGAAAGCCATGCAGCATATCCAAAACACGCTGGCCGACGGATGGAAAAAGAAAGATGTATTTGATTTGTCGCTATATGCGGTAGATTAAAAAAAGCCTTCGGGGGTAAGGCTGTAAAAAAAGCCCCCGGCCTGTTAAAACAGTCGTCTCACTTACTATTAAACACAACGCACCCAAATGGAGCGCGGCCGGGGGCAATGCCCTCATGCCACCCCATTTGGGTGTTTTCGTTGTTGTTTAATAAGTGAGACAGTGCAAAAGTACTAATTTTTGTTGAATATGAAAGTAATTGAGATACTGAAATTGAATAAAGGAATGCTGAAAACATGCCGGAAAGTGGGAATCCGGATGGAAGACGTACAGTATATCGAACTATACAATGACTACAACAGGCTGTTGGACGAAGGCGAAAAGGTTTCCTACATCGTGGCAGTACTGGCCGAACGTTATAATGTTTGCGAGCGAAAGGTATACACGCTCATCAAACGGCTGCAAAGCGACTGTAACCCGTTTGCAGTGTAATGGGACAGCCTCCCCATTGAAGAGGGATAACGGCGCGGTACCTTTGCAGGGTATCAAAACGACACACCATGAACAAGTATTATCAAATCCTGAAAAAGGTACTTGCCGACGGCAAGACACAAAAAGGCAGAAAAGGCGAAAGCCGTTACCTACTGAACGAGACGGTAACGCTGTCCCCTGCGGAACTGCTCGATATTTTCGAGGGACACAATATCGCACGGAAAAAGCTCAGAAGCGAACTGTCGCTCTTCATGAGCGGGGAAAGACAGGTTGAGAAATACCGGGAAGCCGGGATAAACTGGTGGGACTACTGCGGCTCCATCCTCGTGAACTCCTACCCTACCTATTTCGAGAAGCTGCCACCTCTGATTGGCAAAATCAACCGGGAAAAACGAAGCAGCAAGAACTACGTGCTGTTCCTCGGTTCGACCGGCACGGAAAGCAACCAGGCACCATGCCTCAGCCTCGTACAGTTCCAGATCGAACAAGGCGAACTGGTCCTGACGGCCTACCAGCGTAGCTCGGACGCCAACCTCGGATTACCGGCGGACATCTATCACCTGTACCTTATATCCCGGCAAATAGAACTACCCCTGAAATCCATCACAATCAACCTCGGCAACGTGCATATTTACGAGAACAACGTCACACGCACACAAGAACTGCTTGCCGGAAATCCTAACGTAAAATTCGAATTGAACGTATGAAAAAGACGTATCTGTCAGCCCCGCTGCCATTCGTGGGCCAAAAGCGCATGTTCGCACGCAAGTTTATGAAAGTATTGGAACAATATCCGGAAAGCACGGTATTCGTTGACCTTTTCGGCGGTTCCGGCCTGTTATCACACATCACCAAACGATGCAAGCCGGAAGCCACGGTCATATACAACGATTTCGACAATTACCACAAGCGGTTGGAAAACATCCCAAGGACAAACCGGCTGATCGCCGACCTGCGTGCCATGGTAGGGAATTCCGTTCCACGGCACAAGACCATAACCGGAGAACTGCGTGAGCGCATCTTCAGCCGTATCCTCCAAGAGGAGCACGAGACCGGTTACGTGGACTTCATCACCCTGTCCTCCTCTTTGATGTTCTCCATGAAATATAAACTGAACGTACCGGAGATGCGGAAGGAAGCCCTTTATAACAACATCCGGAAAGCGGACTATCCGGAGTGCACGGATTATCTGGAGGGGCTGGAAATCGTCTCCTGCGATTACAAGGAGCTGTTCAACCGGTACAAAAACACGCCGGGCGTGGTGTTCCTGGTGGACCCGCCGTACCTTTCCACCGACGTGGGTACTTACAATATGAGTTGGCGTATGTCGGATTACCTCGACGTGCTGAACGTGCTATCCGGGCATCCGTTCGTCTATTTCACCTCAAACAAATCCTCCATCCTGGAGCTGTGCGAATGGATCGGGAAAAACAAAAACATCGGCAACCCGTTCGAGGGATGTACCCGGATGGAGTTCAACGCCCACATAAACTACAGCTCATCCTACACGGACATGATGCTGTTCAAAAAAGAGGCTGCCTGACGGCGTTTCTTTGCCCCCTGTTGAAATAGAAAGCCTCCGGCGGTAATTTGTCCGCCGGAGGCTTTACTGTCCGAACATGGCCGTTTATCGAAGCCGTTTGAAGGCCACGCACGAATACACCTCGATATTTTCCACGATCTCCTCGTGGTTGTGGTTCGTCTGGCTCTCCACAAGGTCAAATGCCATGAAAGTATCGCCATCCATGCACGAGAGCCGCTCATGTATCAGTTCCGGCAGGTCAAACACCTCCAACGCCTCTTCCTTGAACGGACTGCCCTCGTTGGCTGCACCGGCCCAGTCCGTCACGATATGCAGTTTCACTTCCGGTTCGGCCCGATATTCCACCCCGTCCACAATCGCGTTCCAGCGTATCGGGCAGAACTCCACGAACACGGCAGGGCGTTCCCAATTCTCCTCCTGCTCGATAAACTCCACATTGTGGTTCCACAGGTCGATGTGTTTTATCAAGCCTCCGCCCACCTCCTTCAGCTCCTTGCAGAGCATATTATAAAGTTCCTTTCTCATTTCCGTCTTATGTCAAATTCAACATTGAAATATTCCGTTATATTTTCCTCTATGATTTCACGGACAGCCTTCTCCACTTCGGGAGAAACCCCCAAGAAACGCCTTCGGGGAATCTTGATCATGCTGCCCTCCTTTTTCAAGGCCATGAACTTCCAGAACTCCGCCTCGCCGGTCAACTGCACGGTACGTTTGTCCTTGCGTTTCTCTCCATTCTTCCTGCGTCCGAAAGAACCGGTCGCCTCGTAGTATTTATGCCAAAAGTAACGCTTCATCTTTTTTGTCACCCTTATCTCCCCGCCGTCATTGTGAATGGCCGCATACGAAAGGTCGGTGTAAAACGTGATGCTGTTCTCCGTGGTCCGGCTGGAAACGCTCCGCCTGAGCCGGCCGGTATCTATCAAAATAGAACCTCCGGGACGTGTCGGGCTTTTACGCCGCTGCCATGCCTCGGAGAAAAAAGCCTGACGCTCAAAATTACGGTCGAACTCATCTGTCATCTCCACCCGGATATCCTGCAGGATCCGGGCGATTATCTTCTGCACGTCCTTGTTCATAGTCATCGTCATTAAAGAGTAAAAGCTGGCGGGTCTCCTCGTCAGTTATCTTCTTGCTCGCATCCGCGCTCGCGTTGAGTATATTGTAGAATGTACGTTCGGTAACGGCATATACAGGATATACGTACCGCCGCCAGATCTCGCGGTTCGGTACACCGCGTTTGGCATATTGGTCGTATATCCTGTTTATCTCCTCCACACGTTTCTCATAACTTACTCCGCGTCGCTTTGCCATCGCTTACTCCTTCTTTGGATTATATGGTTGAATATCCAGTTCCATCTTCGCGCTCACTATCACCCGGCCGCTGCCGCCACACTGGGGACAAGCCTCCTCGGTAATATTCACTTTCTTTTTTCTGAAAATCCGGGAAGGAAGTTCGGTCGTTCTCTGTACGACACCCGTGCCGCGACAAGCACGGCACAAGGCTACTTTGGGGCTCTTCTCTACATTCTGTATCATACTCTTCATTTTTAGGATTCTGTCATACCCAACGGGATGGGCTTCCACATCCCGTTATTGTCTCTTATCTCAGCTCTGATGAACTGCTTGCTCACCTCCGGCTGGTAACTCTCCTCGATGATGCGCACGCCTTCCATGAAACGCTCGTCACCGGTTTCCATCGCTACCTTGCGCAATTGAACGATGCGCGAGGCTTTCAACGTACCTTTGGCATCACGTGCCAACAGGCGGAGAACCATGCTCACCAGCGCCTTGGTCTTTTCGTCCTTGGCGAGGCTTTCGATATACTCCTTCACAATGGCAATTCCGTCCTCCACCGTATCGCGGTAACCGTCTGTCACATACACGCCCAACGTGATACGCTTGCTTCCCTCGCTGTTGGTGAATGTGTGACTGCGCTGATCGTCCTTTGCTTTCGTCTTGAACAGGTCGGACTTCATTTCAAGGATGGTCTTGAAATTCTCCATCACCGTCCGCTTGCTCTCCTTGATGCGCTCGCTGATACCCAGCAACACCGGAATAGAGCGTTCGATCTCCTCGTCCACCATCTGCTTATACATCTCGCGGTCGGCTCTCGCCTTCTCTTCCGCGACTTTCTTGGCTTTCGCCTGACGGAAGGCATCAAACTCCGCCTTCTCGGTTTCCGTCATTACGACGGTCTGGTTCTTCTCTTCCATAATTCAAATCGTTTTTGTTGTTAATCCATCAATTCTCATACTCCTCACCATAATCTGGCGTTTCCAACTCGCTTTCCAACAGGGCTTCCTCATATTTCTCATAAGACCACTCGTTCAGCCTGTTGAAAAACTCTTCCCGATCATCCCGGTCCATTTCCGGGAACACGTCAAGTATCTGGTTCTTGACATTCTCAAGCAGTTCATTAAATCTCTTATCCATATCCGTCAATTTTTAGGGGCTTTGGTGTCTATGAGCATATAGGTCACCGCCGCCGGTTGTTTTACTTCCTCTTTCTTTTTTTCCTTGAGCCCGCCCTTGCGCCGGATAGAGCGCAGCTTTACAGCCAGTTGTTCCAGTTCGTCCGAAGAGATTTGACTGAACGCCTTTCCCGCAATCCGGGGATTCCGGCAGAAGTCATTGACACGCGCCCAGTCCGAAGTGTCGATTCCCATTTTTTGCATGAGTCTCAAACACACGCTGCGCCAATATTTAAGTTCCTCCTGCATCTTCTGACGACGCTCGTCCACACCGGCCAATTTCTCCAATCCCTCACAACAGGTCTTATATTCAAGCCTCGTCATTTCACGAAGACTGTCTGTCCGGTTCCATGTATACTGCAACACGATGGACTTCTTGAACTCTTCCCGGTCTCCGTTGAACGGCAGCTTGTTGAACAAAGCGTAAAACCGGGCGAAATTGGTTACTTCCTGTGCCATATCATCCTTTCACTTTTTTCTCCACCGAAAGGATAGCCAGACTTATCATCATAAGTTTTACAGACTGACTGTCCTCCTCAAGCAAATCAATATCCGCAACCACAGGCTCACCGCTCATGGCATTCCATACTTGCTCTACCTCTTCCGTCTTCTTTTGGTTCATCAAAAAGAGATACGCATCATACTCGGAACGATCAAACTCAAATACGACCTGAACTTTCTGTTTTTCTTCCATAGTTCCTATCATTTATTGTTTTCTTTCTTCGTTACTTCATATCCTTTTTCTTTAAGATACGTTGCCACATAATCATCATTGCCAAGGTCATTCAGCACATCAAAAAGATAACTTGACACATACCCTGCAACGGCATGTGCCGATGCATAATCAATTTTTTCAGAGATAAACTCCACCTTCTTGGTTCTACCCAATCCTCGAAATGCTTTTTCAATGTCATTCATAATTCTATATTTTAAACTGTTATTCAAACAATACTTTAATGCCGCATGAACTCGCCACGTCAAGTTCCAGCTTCGCGCCTTTACTCAGTTCCCAGTCCTTCAGCATATAGATATACTCACAATCCAGAAGCAGGGCGATATCCGCCCGCATGTGCTCTCTCCAATGGGCCTCATCCGGCAGCCCGTTCTTAAAAGGATTGACCGGGGAAAAGCCCATATTTCTCAAATTCTGTTCCGCATTGGCAAACGCACCCTTGCGCTCGTCAATGTTATAGTGGGCTATTGCCCCGCTGATGTAAACCTTGTCTTTTTCCATATCACAAATTATTACTCGTTTGAATGATTCCTTCTTCCCACACCACATAATAGCTGCCGGCCTCACCGATGGCACGGCCTTGACAATACGCCTTATAACCGACCACCCGGATCTTCATGTCGCAGATATAACGCAAACGGATCGCACCGCCTCCCATCGGCTGGCTCTTCTTTTCCTGGCTGATCCAGATGAAGCACTTTTTCGGAAAACGCTTCATCAAGGCTACCGCATCCGGATACTCCCATTCCGACACCTGATACGAATCCACGATGATAAACTTCGGGGATTTCGGCTTCTTTAATCGGTCTATCAGTTCCTCATAGGTCTCGTCCACAACCACACGGAACTTACCTTGCACCTCGTTCATCTTCAAATATTCCATACGGCGTTGGAATGTCTGGTTCACGCCCTCTTCATAACTCAAGTACAACACAAGGCCGTATTTGCACAGTTCCTTGCTAAGCTGCATCACAAAGCTGCTCTTTCCGCTGGCACTGGCACCGCTGATGAACCAGGAGGCATTCTCCGCAGGGAACCCGAAAGGCTTGTTCCATTTCTCGCCCCACGGCAACGTCACCCATTTCTTGGCGGCTATGTCTTTCGGACTATATGCTCGTTTCATGACTCTTTTTCTATTGATTCAATCCTATATTTCAGAAACCCTTTGATGATATGCGGAGGATGGTGTATCGGGCAGAATTGCCCTACGTAAAGCCCCCAATACGGGACATAAGCATCTTTCCATATTTCATTTTGAAATGGTCCGGCTTCCTCCACAAGACCACCTTCATTTACTTTGAGCCATAACAGGTCTTGGCCTTTGTCCTCTAAAACTATCTTAACCATTTCCTATGCCATTTTAAGTTTCTCTATCTCGGTATATACTCGCCTCAGACCTCCACGTGTCTTGCGTACAATCTGCGCTATATCCGCACCTGCCGGGGCATTTACTTTAGCCACCGTCTGAGCTTGGGCATTCAAAAACGCCTCACGCTCCTTGCCGTCATCAGGTGTCACCTTGCTGTAACGGTCTCCATAACGGCTCAACATCTCGGTATAGCCCACTTTCTTACATTCTATCGAACGGTTGATCTTTTCTTTCAAACCATCCGCACCCATCATATACCAGGCACAACTACGTTCGGTGGCATTCCACAAAGCCTTCAGCTCAAGGAACGCCTCATACTGCAAATCCCCGGCCTCGTCCAAAATAATAAGCGGATTCTCAATGGAACGGAGGTAATAAGTCAAATCCTCGTATACATCGCTATATTTACCTTTGGCATCCACTCCGAACTCCGCAGCTATCTTACGCACCAGCTTCAGCTTAGTCTTCACCTGCGAGCAGTCGATATACACGGCATTCTTGTGGTTCTGCACATAATACCTTGCGGTAAAAGTTTTTCCGATGTTTGGAATGTCGCATAGGATAGCCGACAGGCTCGACTGCTGGGAGAACTCCAGCTGGGCGGTTATATACTCGAACGTGGCGGTCTTGGCAACCTTCCACTCCATATCGGCACGGAGGCTCACACCCAAACGACGGGCTATACTTATCCAGTTGGCATCACTAAGAGCCTTGTCCGTCTGTCCGTTCTTAATGGCACTGTACACCGATGTGCTGATGCCAAGGGAAGCGGCGTGTTTGGCGTCACTCGGATAGTTCGCACGGTTGGCGGCTACCGCTCCCAAAATCTTCTGTTTTTGCGCTTCTGTAATCATAATTCAAACGCTGTTATAATGTTATTCTAATCGTATTCTTACATATCTCCAATAGCCATTGCCGCCATATTGGTCGGCTGCCATTCGTAAGCTTCATCGGGTTCTTCAGGAACAGGTGCCGTAGGTAATACAAGGCTTTCCGTTTCCTCATCTTCTTCCTCACGTTGGACCGGTGCCACACCTACCTGACCGATAGCGTTATCACGTACCCATTTGTCAAAGTGACTCATTATCTTTGCCTGTTCCGTATAAGCTGCCTTATCTTCTTCGGTCTGTTCCGCCATTACACGGCTATAAGTCACAACCGGGCGCACCTTGTCGATGTAGCGGTCATTCTGATACAGGAACACATCAGTCGGTTTGCCTTCCTCATCCGGCAAATAGAAAGCCGTCACCTTGCGGTTATTAGGCTCCAACTTCTCAAGAACCTCCGGACCGCTCAGCCACCAGTCAGCGTACGCCACACGTACCGTACTGTTCCGTCTCACGCTTGTTTCCACCCTCTCGCCGATATAACGGCTCAGGGTCAGTTTGTCAAGCGGGCGCAGAGTCGGGTTGATCCTCGCCACAAGCACGTCCCAGCGGGTCATGCCCGGATATTTCTTCTGGTTGGGGTGCAGCGTGTTGTTCCATTCAGCACAATCCCTGCGGTCATCTGCCACAAGTTCCTCAAACGTATAATATTTCCTATCCTCGTAGGTATGGTTCCCACTGTCGCTGATTTTCTTCTGATCCACACGCCGTGCCCCTTTACCGTACCAACGACCCACCCCTTCATGGTTCTTATGGGCGATGGTAGTCTTGAACGCACCGTTCAACGGCTCAGCATATTTGTCCTGAGAGTTCAACGGTGCACAAAAACGCACAAACTTGAACACCTCACCGGCTTTCAGGAAGCCCTCCTTGTACTTGCTCATCAAATGCTGCTCCACCTCGATACCGGCAGGCATCCCCCACCCGTTACGCTCAATCAGGCGGAACATATCCCGGAAACAGGCAACCACAAGGGCTTCGTCTTTATCACGGCCGTAAGCAAGCCCCACACGGCACTGGCTTACCACATCGTAGGCATAATAAGCATGTACGTATTCACCACCCTTCATGCGACGCGGAAGATCCACGTCATCCATCGTAATCTGGGACAAGGAGAACTCTCCACTGTGGCGGTGCATGTGTGGCATTTGCTCGTGGTAGAATTCCGACCACCCACGACGTTTTTTCTCTATGAGTACCTGGTTGGCCGGCTTGTTCAAGATGTTGCGAATGGTACTTTCGCTCAGTTCTTTCGGATCACCGTTCTTATCCGTAAAATCGTTATGGTTGAATATTTCCCCGGTTTCCAAATCCCATACCTCCAACTCACCGCACACAAAGGAGATATACATCTCGTGTACGTCACTGCCATAAGGCTGGTTCGGCAGCACCGTGATGCTCAGCACGAGACGCTCGGTCTTGTAATCCACTTTCCTCGCACACTGGTTACCGAACTTTCCACTGATAAGGCACTCATAACCGTACTGCTTGTACTCGTTCACCTTCTTTCGGAAACGCAAGGTACTCGCCGGCAGATCATGCCCGAACTCTTCGCGCAGCGTCTCAATGGTAGTAGCCATCATGCTCCAATCATACTTCTCTCCCATTAACTTTCGATAATCACGACTACGATTGTACAACTTGATACAAGTATTCAGTACTGAAGCATTTATCGCATACTTTCTGGCAAGCTCGTCAGAAGCCTTATCGCTGGACTGCCGGGCAGCCCAATCCATAAAGAAAGCGACGGCAGCCTGATCAAGCTCGTAATTCGATATTATCCAGCCACGCAAAAGCACGGCATTGCCACCAGGATATTTCTCCTCGACTTTTTCTTTGTAAGAGGTAGGCAGACTATCAATAACAATCAAAGCTCCATTTCCTTTCGCTCCACCACCACGACGTGCTACCTTTATCCGGCCACTGGATGCCATATACTTGTAATTCGGAACAGTCATTATTCCGCCATCAACAAGTTCACGAAACGATATGCAAAGTTTGTTATCGAAAAATTCCATACTCACACCTCCTTATTTCAATGCGGCCGCAAAATTTTGGATGCTGTCTATATTGGAAAATGTCACATTATCATAATGTCTCACCTCTTCCCCTTTATAAGTCACCACACCCGTGCTGTCGTTTTTACTGATCTCTAACAATGCGCCGTTCGGAAAATATTGGCGTATCACGTTATCATGGTCGTGTAGTGTCTCCATAACCGGAGCCACCGCCATTACAATACCACCACGCTCACGGGCGGCCTTCTGGATCCTACGGATGGTATCCGTATCCTGTTCAAAACGCAGGGCTTTCCAAACCGTCACGCTGCTTACGTTGAAAGCCTTGGCCAAAAACTGGCGATCCTCACTTGTTACATGAATATACTTCTTCATATCTCACTTGATTTTAATATCCTAATTCGTTATATTTGTTGCGTTTTAAAAAAATAACCGACTTATGCCTCAAAATCCGACATCACTGCCTTTCTTGGTATCTTACGCTGATACTCTCTCATCAGCGAAGAGCAGACCTCTAATCCAAACAGCCCTGACAGCGATTGCATCTCTTCAAGAAATTGACTGCGTGTGTATCGACAACATAACGCTACCTGACGATATTGCAGAAGCCGGCGCTCGACTTGGAGCATACACGACAGCTGATCTTGTCTGGTTCCACTTCTCAAAGCATTCACTAATGACGCAAAAGGTGTTCGAGAAAGCCGTTCGCGGACTCTTTGCTCATAGTCAGTTGGGAAGCCCGGTATGGGTGTTTCTTCTGCCGGAGAAATACCGACATCTTTACCCTTCTCCATGGAATTGATTGTTCTTTTCATAAGTCACTCATTTTAGTGTCTATATCAGAGGGAGTCCAGGGAATCGAACCCTGGCGCAAGAACCATACACTCCCGTGTGTCTTTCCACACCGCCACCCGTCTCTTAACGCCTTCCGGGTTGTCACGCTCGGTTTTCCGTTATCCTTCAACACTTTCACCTTTCTCTATAACTTCAAGAAGCATTATAAACTTCTCACGTACAGACTGCTTCATCTCCAGTTCTAATGTATGCGCCAGATTTGAAGCTGCACTGGTACTGTTCCTGCGAATGCTTCCGGAAAGAAGACTGTCAGTCAAACTGCTTATCTTGTTTTCTATAAACAACTTTGCTTCCTCATGACTGCCAACGGATAAAACCGTTTTCAAAGCGCGGTAACAAGCAAGCTCTCGTTGTGTTTTGTACATCTCTTCAGCATACCAGCAAAAGAAGTGTTCATAGTCCTCGTTCATCTCTTTGGTGTACTTGTCAGCTTGTTGTACCAAAGCGTCTATATGGTTCTTCACAAAACTGAATACAAAATCCCAGCAATCCATTTTCTTATTTTCCATAATCTCACTTATTTAAATTCGTTTATAATCGGTTTCAAACTCACGCCGTAGCAGCTCATCAAGCGCCGGATGAGATTCTTTACATAAAAATCGGGAGCGGAAAACACAATCCCGGTCTCTTCAGTGTATCTGAAACTGATACCGTCCATCATCAACACGTAAGCTACTTTGTGCTTCACGCTTTGTGTCTGCCATTCTTTGATTTCTTCGTTCATTTTCTTTAAGTGCTAAAATTCGTTATTCTCGACCTTTTTTTGTATCTTTGGTCGCTCGTTAATTTCTTAACTCGATGCAAATATAATACGCATTTGCGAATAAACAAAGTTTTAAGAGTTAAATTATTCGCATTTGCGAAAAATAAATTCAATGATGAGTATAAACGAACGTTTAAAGACCATTATCGAAGAACAATATAATGGCAATAAAAGAGCCTTTTCTATGGCGATAGGAGTAACACCTACTGTCATTGAAAATGTAGTTGGTAGCCGTCAAGGAAAGCCTTCATTTGATGTACTTGAAAAAATATGCGCAAATGCGAACATTTCACCTGATTGGTTATTAATGAATAGGGGAAAGATGCTTTACACATCCCCACAAGACAGTTCTGTTACCACCAAAAGCCAGGTAGCTTCTGCCAATTTATCTCCAGATATGCTCACAGAGCTTCTCAACCGTATCACAGAACAAGCAGCTGAAATAGGCCGTCTCAAAGAACAAATTCGCCAAATGAATCTTGAAAAAGGGAAACCTGCATCGGATGCGTACACTTCTGGGAATGCAAATGTAGGGTAGAGCGTACTTTTACCATCCGGAGAACATGAAACGTTACCCTGTGGGTACCCCCGATTATACCTTCAGACTCCCCTCTCTCGGTATTCCCCCTCCATCCACCCCATATAATCGCCCCAAAAGGACTGATAATCCGTTATATAATAATGTATACTTTTTATAGGTGATGGTTTTTAGGGTGGGTGTATCAAGGCATATTTTACACCTATCATTCAAAAAACCATATTTTACCATACTTCCAACTACCCCCTCTCAAAACCGTGTTTACTAACCCCAGTTCTTATAAAAACTAACCCCACTTTCTAACCCCAGTACTATCCCCACCTCCAAAATTGCCACTCCAAGTGTTAGGACAATCATCACTTCACTCGCCACTTTGAGACACAAAAAAGGAGACCATAAGTCTCCTCTACAAGAATAACTGCCGAATGGTGATTTTCTTTCGTTCTAATGCCATTCTAATCTATTCACCTACTCTCCCCTCCTACTCCCTGAAATAAGCGTAGATTGCTTGATTATAGCCCTTTTAGTGCATACTGTACCATTACCGGACAGACCGGCATGTAACAAATAATTCTTGGTCGCACCCACCTGTTCTGCCGTCAAAACCGTATAAACAGCCGAAATACTACTAAAATACCAATCTCTTCGCTTTGTTCCGTCTATTCCGTGCGTCAAATGCACATGTATAACCTTTGCCATATCAATATATTTTGCGGAGCAAATATACCAAATAATCATTATATGGAATATTTTAGAAACATATAATCCAAAACAAGGCATAAAAAAAGCGGCATATAACCGCTATCTTCCTATCCTACTTACACACCATGTAAACCTCATGTAAGCTCATTTAAAGCAATCGCCAAACCTATGCAGCCGAAACAGCCCTCCACGTAAACAGAAATTAAACCTGCGTAAACGTTTCGTTTTGCGGGAGTTCCTTCTATCTTTCCCCGTAACCTATTGTATTATAAAGCGATGTGTCGTTTTATTCAATATATCGTTTTATACGCTTCGTTCTGTGCCCCGTAAACAGCAGCAACGCCACTTTGAAAGTACGGAAAAGAAATAGCATTTACTGGTATTTTTGTTTCTACACAAAAAAATAAAAACATCTGTCACGCTATCACGCAAAGGAGTATATATGTGATTATAAATTTATTAGGGTGTGATAGGTGTTTTTTCATACCTATCTATCACGCTCTAATGAGAGTATTGGAAATAGAGTGATATCGTTGTTTTATCTATTAGGGATAGTCTTATATTGTTAGTTTTCAGCATGAAGCTTTTAGTTTCCAGCTGGATGTCTTTTCCCTGATTTAGTTGGATGTTGTTTGGGTAGTATTACATTGTATTGATAAATAAAAGGGAGGAACCTCACGGCCCCTCCCTTTCGTACATATCAAATTGATTAAGGTCTATTTGATTTCTTGATAAATAAGGTTAGAAGTTTTGTGTTATTACGTTTTTATCAGTATTAGTAGCCTGCATTATTAGTCCACTGTGTCAGACGGATTTGCTGATAAGGTATGGGGAAGTAATAATGGTTGTTGCTTTGGAAAAGCGAACCATTCCAAGTCTCGGCTCTAACTTCACTTACCTTTTCCAGACGAACAAGTTCGAACCAACGTTTCATTTCTGCAAAGAATTCCCAACCGCGTTCGTTGAATACAGCTGTTGTGAAAGCTGTAGGATCAGTAGTTGTGGTCAGCTGGTCTTGTGCATAACCGGCACGTTTCTGTACTTTCTGAATGGCATCCAAAGCTTGTGCGTTTACACTGTTTGTGGCACGGGTGGAAGCTTCTGCGTACATCAGCAGGACATCGGCGTAACGGTAGATACAAGTGATACCATTAGCTTGGGCACTCTTACCGGGTGCGCCGTTGTCATAGTCATAATACTTGGAAATGGCGGGAAGCTTATCGGCACTTTCTTTATAAGTGACATGACCGTTTTTAGTTTCCCATTCTGTCATATAATTCCACTCTTTACGTGCATCATCCGGATAATTTAGAAAGAAGCTTTCGTTTGCATAGTAGTCAGACCAACCGGCATTGGGGGCAAAATCGCTGGGGTAGTAAGACTTTCCATAGTTACTTGCCGTCTTCATCTTCGCATTATGGTGGATGGCAAACATTACTTCATTGGGTTGTGCTTTATTGGCTTCTTTCCACAATTCTGCATATTCTTCGGTCAGGTACAAACCAGAGTTGTCTATGATGTCTTTAGCTGCAGCCGCTGCCAGTGAGTAATACTCTTGTCCTCTTTTCAAAGGCCAACCGGCCATTGTCATGTAAGCGTCTGCCAGACAAGCTTCGGCTGCCCATTTGGAAGGAGTAGAGCTGAAGCCGCTGCGACTTTTTGCTGGTAATATTTCTACTGCTTTTTTCAAGCTAGGAATAATCGCTTGATCATAGATTTCTGCAACAGCAGTTCTCGGCATGTACGTTGAAGCGTCTGTTTCTGCTAGAATTAGGGGTACATCACCATACATGCGTACCAAATAAAAATAAGAAAGTCCACGGAGGAAGTAAGCTTCTCCTAATACTTCTTCAAACTTCTTGGCTTGGTCTGCATTTTCCGGTAATACCGTCTTATTAATAAGTGTATTGGAGTGGTTGATAACGGCAAAAAATAGTGACCAAGTAGTATCGAAATCTGCAGTGTTGGCTGTGATATTGGGAGATAGTCTATAGTAATTGGCCAATTCATTATTTGCTTTTGCCGCACGATAAGTAATATCATCTGCACATACATTTATGCGTTGTAAACGGCAGTTAAAACCATAGTTCCCATTCCATAAATCGTTATAAAGTCCTGTTGCAGCTTGTTGAAGACCTGTTAGGTCCATGCTGGCAATGTAATCTTCATCAGTAATGAAAGACTGTGGCTCTTGGGTCAGGTCTACACAAGAAGTTGTCAGGAACATACTGCAGGCTATTGTTGCTATATATGCTAATTTTTTCATATTATTCTTGTTTAAAAGGTAAATCATTAGAATGCAAAATTTAAACCAATCAGATAATTACGGCTGTTAGGATATGAGCCCCAATCAACACCTTGTATCAGTGGGCTTCCCATTGTTGCTTCAGGATCCAGACCGGAATAGTTGGTGATATGGAACGGATTCTGGATGGAAACATAAAGTCGGAGATTGCTGATACCAAGTGATTTGCAGGCTAATTCGGGCAAAGTGTAACCCAAGGTGATACTTTTCATCTTGATAAAGCTTCCATTTTCTACAAAACGACTGCTGAATACTTTGTTTTCTGTGCCTCCTTGTACGAAACCCGGTACATCTGTATTTGTATTGGTTGGCGTCCAACGGTTCAAGAAGTCACGCATTGGAGTTACTGCAGCCATGTTCTGACCGGAAACTGTATTGAATCCCATTTGATGAGTTGCATTGTATATATCAAAGCCATGGAAACCTACCATAAAGAATGAGAAATCAAAATTCTTGTAATTGAAGCTATTGTTCCAACCCCAGTTAAATGTCGGTTGACCACAGCCGATGATACCTTGGTCTGCATCATTCAGTACTCCGTCTTTATTGGTATCTACATATTTAGAGTTACCAGCTACGACTTTATAGACTTCACCGTTTGTTTTGCCATTTGTTTGACCGTTGGCGTCTACGAATGGAGCGTTCACTTCATCTTCCTGCCAGATACCTCCGAAAGTATATCCCCAGAATGTACCTAATTTTTCACCTTCAATCATCTGGAATAATTGATTTTGGAAACTTCCGGCTTGCTGTTGGCGATGGTTAGCTGTAGGTATGCTGTTGAAAGTTCCTTTATTATGCGATAAAGTAACGTCGGTATGCCAGCTGAAGCCTTTACCGGTAAATGGGTCTGCACTGATTGTGAACTCTATACCAGTATTCTTGATTTCGCCAGAGTTCATCAACAATGAGGGAAATCCCATGTGTGTTGGTTGTGCCAGATCCAACAAAATATCTTTGGATAATTTGCTATACCAATCGGCAGTCAAGCGTATGCGACCGTTGAGTATACCAAAATCAACACCTGCATTGAACTGGTCGTTACGTTCCCATTTTAGGTAAGGAGCAGCAGGGCGGTCTACTTTATAAGAGGTGGAGCCATCACTATTTCTTATTGGAGTACGTTTGGAATAGGGGCGGTAAGCTTCTACAGCTTGGTTACCTACAGAACCATAACCGAGGCGAAGTTTCAATTGGTCGATAAAGCTGTTGTCTTTCAAAAAACTTTCTTGTTTCAAGTCCCAAGCCAAAGCTGCAGATGGGAAATAGCTCCATTTATCAACAAGACGTGAAGAACCATCTGCGCGAATAGATGCAGTAACCATGTAACGGTTCATAAATACGTAGTTTACACGTAACATACCTGACATTAATGTATTGATAACACGGTCGGAGCTATTGGTAGCAAGCTCTGCATTTGACCATGCCAAGTTGTTTATACCGATCCTATCAATATAATCCAAACCATAAGCAGTACCGGTATGATTGAAATTATTATCATAAGACTGTTCGAAAACAGCAGTTGCGTTGACACGATGATTAGCATTAAATTCTTTTACATAACTTAATGTGTTGGTGTTTAACCAGGAAGTGTTCCAGTAACTACGTGCTTGACCTTGCGATAAATTGCTATTCTTGAAAGCATAGTAACTTTTGTCATTTTGTACGGAAGTGTTTAGTCTATTGTCAAGCAGAACTCCCAGTTGTGAGCGGAAGCTCAAACCGTCCATGATGTCAAACTGGACATAACCTTGTATACGATTATTTATTGTCTTGTTGGCATTGTCTGCTTCCCAAATATGCCCCATTGGATTGTAAGTTGAACTACCCTCAAAAAATGAATTATTGTAGTTTCCATCTTCATCTTGCGGTTCAATAGTACTGGGAAAGTACATTGCTTGTTGGATTAAACCATCATATTCATTGACACGTGGAGTACTTGTTTCTCTGTAGTGACCATAGATGTTCATACCAGCTTTCAGCCACTTCTTGATTTTGGTATCTACTTTCAAACGCCAGCTGTAGATTTGGCTACTTGACTCCTTGATGATACCTTCATCGTTTTGATAGCGGAGAGATGCCAGGAAAGTAGTCTTTTCGCCACCACCTGCAATAGACATTTCATAGTTCTGTGTAACGGCAGGGCTGCGGAAGATTTCTCTTGAGTAATCATAACCTGCTTTGCCAGACTTGAAGGCTGCTAATTGCTCTGCACTATAATAGTGATTGTCGCCGTATCCAAAATATTCCTTACCATAGTCATTAACCAGGTTGGCATATTCATAGGTAGAAAGATTATCAGCATACTTGGCTACAGTCTTGATGTTGGCAAATGCATTAAAAGATACAGTCAATTTGTCTTGGGATGGGTTTTTGGTAGTAACCAAGATTACACCGTTTGCACCGCGAGAACCGTAAACAGCTGTTGCAGATGCGTCTTTCAATACTTCGATAGATTGAATATCGGAAGGATTCAACGACTG